GCTCCCCGTCGCCGGCCCTGGTCAAACCGTTATCAATGCCAGCTGCGACACTGTCGCGCAGGCCGTCCAGGCGCGGCGCGCCGGCCGGCCCGCAGTATTGGCGGCCCCGTCCGACTCGGGCCCGCAGTGGCCCGCTCGGCATGAGGGCGTGCGCTTTGTCCGTTGCCCGGCCGAAACCGTCGACAGTGTCAGCTGCGAGAATTGCGGAAACGGCCGGCCATTGTGCGCCCGGCCCGATCGCGATTATGTAATCGTTTTCGTCGGCCATGGTTCGGCCCGGCGACTGGTCGGAACCGACCAGGGCGGCGGGTGCTATGGGAGCGGCGGCCATGTCGCCATGCAATGGCGCGCGACAATGAAAACCGGCGCGCCTGATGATGTTGCGCAGCTGCGCAAGTTCGCGCGATCGCTCCCGGCCGGTAGCCTACTGCGGCACCATGTTGTGGGCGATATCGGCCGCGCTGGTTGACCTCACGAAATATTTCGTGAGACTATTCCCTTCGCCGGCCCGGCCGGGCCGGCGCAACCCTTAGAAAGGTAGAAATCATGACTCAATTGATGCAAGCGAACAAACAGTGGGCGACTCGTCCGGACGAGGAGCGGTTTACTTCATTGCATGAGATGCTGGCCGCCGCTGAGGCCCGGCGCGCGATTAGTCGCGCGTCCGTCGTGAGCTCTCGCGCGCTGCGCTGCGCCACTGTCGACAATGGCCAGGGCCTCGCGATCGTCGGCCCGAGCGGGCATGAAGTCGCCCCGACTAATTGGAGCTTTGGGCAATTGGCGACTCTGGCCGGCGCGCCGGCCGGATACCTTCGCGACTTACCCGCGCCGCTCGCGGCCGACTGCGTCGACTTCGGATTGCAAACCCGGCCTGTCGAGGATGTCGGAATCCTGCTAACCCGCGCCGGCGACGGCGTGCAGCTGCGCGCGGCGACGGGGCCGCGATATGGGCGGATATGGGACGCCGACGTTATCCGTGCCCTGGTTGATCGGTTCGGCGACGGTGTATCGGGCGACTGGCGCGTCCCTGGTTCCCGCGGCCGGCGCCTTGAGACTGTCACGAAAGCGAACACTACGCTTTACGCTGGCGATCGCGACATGTTCGTTTTCTTGTGCGACGAAGATCATCGCGTGGAAGTTCCGAACCGGCGCGATGGCGAGCCCGGCACCCTGGCGCGCGGGTTTTTCCTCAGCAATTCGGAAGTCGGCGGCGGCACGCTCCGACTAAAAACTTTCTTGTTTGATTTCGCTTGCGATAATCGGATTGTTTGGGGAGCTCGAGAGCTTGACGAGATTGTCATTCGTCACACTGCGAGCGCGCCCGATCGCTTCATTGACGAGATTAGCCCGGCCCTAGTCGCTTACAGTGAGGCGGCCGAGAGCGCGACGCTTAACGTTATCCAGGCCGCTCAGGCCGCGCGCCTGGACAAGCCGGCGCAATGGCTAGCTAACCGGTTCGGGCCGCGCGTCGCGAAACGGGTAGAGCATGCGCATTTTCTGGACGAGGGCCGGCCGATTGAAACGATATGGGACGCAGTAACCGGCGCGACCGCGTACGCTCGCGGAATCCCGCACCAGTCGGAGCGAGTCGCCTTCGAGACTGAGGCCGGCGCCTTGCTCGACCTAGTCGAGGCCTGAGCATGCGCCCGGACGCTAACTTGATCGGCGGCGCCCTGGCCGGCGCCCTGGTCGCCCTGGTCGCACTGCACGCGCTGGGCGCACTGTTCCCCTAACCGCACGCTCCGCGTGCACTCGAGCCCGGCCCTGCGCCGGGTTTTTTTTTTCGTCGCCAGGGCGGCCCTGGCCGATCTAATCGGCCGAGCTCGGCCCCGTCCAGGGCGGCCCGGGTATCGCACTGGCGGCCATGGGCTACCTCGCCAGGGCCGATCGGCCGCCAGGGGTTAGTCCAGCGAACCGGGCCCGCGGTCCGCCCTGGCCGCGCCCTGGTCCGCGCGCCGTGTATCTCATAGCCCGGGCCTATCGGGTTTTTCGTTTTGCAGCTGGTGCCGGCTATCGGCCCTGGTGCCTGGTCAATTGATCGCGGGGCACCAGGCCTGGCGCGGGTTCCCGGCCTGGTCGACCAGGCCGAGCACCAGGCCGAGCACCAGGCCGAGCACCAGGCGCCCGGGCCGTTAACCTGGGAGCTCGGGCCGGGCCGCGCGCACCAGGGAGCTCGCACCAGGGAGCTCGGGCCGGTTACCTGGGAGCACGGACCGCGGGCCCTGGGCCCCAAAAAACGGCCCCCGTCGCTGGCTGCGCCGGCTTTAGCCCAATTTCACACTGTCAATGTGCGCCAGAACAGTTTTGACCCCCTCCCCCACCCCCGGGGGTGAAAAAAGGGCCCCCTTGAATTACCATCGCTGCACGCATCCAAAAAACTCTCCACGTGGAACAAAACTTAAAGTGATTCCTGAAGACATAGAAGCCGAACGCCTGCGCCTTGAGCTGCGGCTCTCGCAGCTTGAAGCGCAGGACCGTGCTCGGACGAACTTCATCGACTTTGTCCGATACGTCTGGCCCTCAGCCATCCTGGGCGAGCACCATCGGAAGATTGCGTCAGCCTTTGACAGGATTGCCAAGGGCACGTTGAAGCGGCTGATCATCAACATGCCGCCCCGGCACACGAAGAGTGAGTTTGCGTCCTATCTTCTGCCTGCGTTCCTCATGGGCCGTGATCCGCGGACCAAGGCCATTGAAGCCACGCACAACAGCGAGTTAGCGGTGCGTTTTGGTCGGAAAGTGCGGGATTTGATGGACATGGACACGTACAAGGAGGTGTTTCCTGGGGTGTCTTTGAAGCAGGACAGTAAGGCGGCTGGGAGGTGGGATACGAACAAGGGTGGGGAGTATTTTGCGGTGGGGGTGGGTGGTGCGATGACGGGCCGTGGTGCGGATATTTTGATTATTGATGATCCGCACTCGGAGCAGGATGCGATGAGTGATTTGGCTTTGGAGAATGCGTGGGAGTGGTACATCTCGGGGCCGCGGACGCGGTTGCAGCCGGGTGGTGCGATTGTGGTGGTGATGACGCGGTGGGGGACGAAGGATTTGACGGCGCGGTTGATTAAGGCGCAGACGAGTCACAACGCGGACCGGTGGGAGGTGATTGAGTTTCCGGCGATATTGCCGAGTGGGCGGCCGTTGTGGCCGGAGTTTTGGAAGATTGAGGAGTTGGAGGCGGTCCGGGCGAGTTTGTCGGTGCAGAAGTGGAATGCGATGTATCAGCAGCAGCCGACGAATGATGAGGGTGCGATATTGAAGAGGGAGTGGTGGCGGGTGTGGCCGCACCCGGAGCCGCCGATTGTGAATTACATCATTCAGTCTTTGGACACGGCGTATAGCAAGAAGGAGACGGCGGACTTTAGTGTGATTACGACGTGGGGGGTGTTTTATCCGGACGAGGATGCTGGGGCGAACATTATTTTGTTGGACGTGAGGCGTGGTCGGTGGGACTTTCCTGAATTGAAGCGGATTGCGAAGGAGCAGTATGAGCACTGGCAGCCGGACAATGTTTTGATTGAGGCGAAGGCGACGGGGGTGACGTTGCAGCAGGAGTTGAGGAGGATGAGTATTCCTGTGACGATGTACAGCCCTGGTGGTCGGCGGGCGGGTCAGGACAAGATATCGAGGGCGAATGCGGTAGCGCCGATGTTTGAGGCGGGGATGGTGTGGGCGCCGGACACGGATTGGGCGGAGGAGTTGGTGGAGGAGTGTGCGTCGTTTCCGAATGGGGACAATGATGACCAGGTGGATTCAACGGTGCAGGCGATGATGCGGTTCCGGCAGGGGAATTTTATTGCGTTGAAGACGGATGATGTGGAGGAGGGGTCGAATCGAGAGCTTGTGCCGGAGTATTATTGACGCCTAAAATGTGGGCATACTTTGTCTGGGCTAAGGCGTTATGAACAATCCGTACATACGTGGTGGGGACATGCTGTCCAGCCCGGTTGATCTTGATCAGGCGCAGCCCGTGTACATGGCGGATGGGGGGTTTTTAGCGCCGCCGCAGCAGGCGGTGGTGTACCGGCCTGGGGACAAGGAGTATTTGACGCAGCGGCAGAAGGAAGCTGAGGCGTATGAGGCGCAGCGTCAGGCGTACAACACGGCGTTGGAGAGGTATAGGGCGGAGCAGTTTGATCCGTACCAAGCGCAGGTGAACGCGTACAACGCGGCGTTGAACCAGTACAACGCGGAAGTGTACGAGCCGTACAAGGCGGCGTACGGGGAATATGAGCGGGCGGTGAACACGTGGAACGAGGGTTCACGTGAGGCGGATTATGCGGGGCCGGCCGAGCCGACGTTGACGCCGTTTTCGATGCAGGCACCGGTGGCGCCGAAGGCGTTTGAGATGGCGGCGCCGACGGTGCCGTTTGACCCTGAGGCGGTGGCCGCGAGGCAAGCGGAGGCAGCGCGGATCGCGAGGCAGGATGCGGCGGCGCGTGGTACGGGGTTAGCGGTTGCGAATGATCCGAGGCAGTTTAATGTGTCGATGTTTTCGCGGCCGTCGGCGATATCAGGGATGTCGGTGCCGGGGTACGCAATAGGGGGTCTTGTGAAGCCGAAGACGTTTGACGTGACGCCGAAGGCGCCGGAGGTTTTGACCTCGAAGCAGATGTTGCGGAAGTTGAAGAACAAGACGCAGAAGTTTGCGGAAGGCGGGGAGGCCAGGCCTTCGGCAGCGGATGTTTTGGCGCAGTTGAAGCAGAGCGTGGGCCGTGAGCCGTCGCCCACGGGTAGTCGCCCGACGATGGCGGACGTGAACAATACGTTGCAGCAGGCGGTGTCAGCGGGTCCTCCGCAGGCGCAGCCCCAACCTCAACCGCAGCCGACTCCTGCCCCTCGTGACAATCCGTATGGTGTGCCGGACGTCTCGAACGTGCCGACGACTGTGGAGGCGATGACCAAGCGGATTGGGGAGTTGCAGAAGCAGTTGGAGGGGATGCCGGAGACGATCAGCCGGCGGCGGTTGATTGGTGGGGGGCGGAGTACCTTCCCCAATCCTGAGCGCACGCCGTTGCAGCAGGAGTTGGATCAGTTGATGGGCACGCGCAAGCTCTTCCAAGAGAATGAGGCGAAGCTGCGTGCGGAGCGGGAGGGTCAATCGACCCCCAGGGCTCGTCCAAACTTCGGGTTTCAGCCGCCGCCCAAGGATGTGGCCTTCACTTCGGCGATAGTACGATGGGTGAACCCAAAGACGGGGGAAGAGTTTCGGGCACCGTCAGGGGGATGGACGCCTCCAAGCAGTGATTGGAAGGTAGCGGAACCGGAGGTAATTCGCCAGCCTGTTACGTCTCCTGGGCTGACGGTACGTCCAGATGTGTTGCCTCCAAAAGCGCCATCCGCTCCGGGCGTGTACCCCCCGGACTTCATGGGTCCGTTGCCCGAGGGCGCGGTCCGTGCGCCGCGGCCCGATGCTCCTCGTGGGAGCCTGCCGATGCCGGCGCCGGGTACGCCGATCGCTCCCATGCCGGAGGTGCCGGATCCTTTTGGGCCGCCGCCTTCGACGGTAACGCCGCCGATGCCGGCCCCTACACCCGTGAGTCCTGCACCGCGTCCCACGCCTCCGGTGCCGACCCCGCCGGTAACGCCTCCGGTCATTCCGGCGCCGAACGTCCCGAAGCCTGGGATGCCGACGATCCCGACGCCGGCTGTGCCGACGCCGTCGTTGCCGACCTTTGGTAGGACGCCTCAGTTCTTTAATCCTCCTGCGGCGCCTGGTGCGGCTCCTGGGACGGTGCCGATTGGGCAGCGCAACCCGTATGTGATTCAGATGGGGCAGACGGCGTTGGACTTGTTGCAGCAGAGCCCGAACTTGGCGCCGAAGACCTTGGGTGGTCAGCAGAATTTGGGGTTCATGACGGACCGATTGGGCAACGTGATCCAGACGCCGGGGATGCCGCCACCGGTGAGAACGTTTGCGGACGGGGGTATTGCATCGCGGACCGCGGCCCTGAATGCGTACAACTTGTCGGATGAAGAGGGCGAGCCGATTTTGACGGACCCGGTGGGGACGGCGAGTCAGATGTTGCGGGAGTTGAATCCGCAGACGGAGACTGAGTACCGTGCGACGCCGGAGAAGGTGTCGATGAAGCGGATCAGTAAGACGCCGATGGGAAATGCCTCGGGCACGGCCAAGGGCATGAAGATGGAGTTGGATGAGATTTCGGCGATGAAGATGCCGAAGGATCTGAAGGCGGCGTCTGGCATGTCGCGGTCGGAGTTGGAAGAGCTTGCACGTGAGTATGGGTTAAAGCGTGCGGCGGCGTTGGACACGGCGAAGGGTCTGATGCGTGCGACGTTTGAGAAGCCTACGTTGGAGAAGTCGTCGCTCACGAAGGGCAGTCTGACCAAGCGTCGCTTCGAGGAGGGCGGCGAAGTAAAAAAGGACGACGGGGCTGAGGAAGGGTCTTCAGCCCCGAGCATGAGTTACTTTGGCGGTTCGCGGTCCGTGCCGGGTGTGCCGGAGAAAGAGAACATTCGGGAAGAGACGTTGGGCATGATCCGTCGCATGGATGATGCGTCGGTGATGGCGATGGCAAACAGGTTAAGTGGGTTGCCGTTTGAGTCGCCGGTGCAGGCGCGGGTGATGTTGGAAAAGATGCTTGGGCCGTCAGCCGTGTCACTTGGTGTGATGGGTTCGGGCAAGGTGTTGCCGGAGCGTTTGACGGGGTACTCGCTGGGTGCGCGTACGCCGTTGGCGGGAGGGGAGTTCCGGGCGGGGGTAGATGTTCCACGTGGCGTCGGCAAGCCGATGTTTAACGTGGGCTATGCCAAGGAGTTTCAAAAAGGCGGTCCGGTGTCCAAGGGCAAGAAGCCCGTCAGGGAAGCACCACCTCGCGCGCCTCAGGCTGCCAAGTTGGATTCTGGGTACACCTTTGGGTCGGAAGACGCGTTTGAATTTACGCCGGCGGGTACTCGTAACCGGATGACACGGTTCATAAAGAGTGCGGCAGGGGATGCATCAAATCCCGCAGCTAAGTCGCTTGCGGATCCTCAGATAACACGCAGCCGGGAGGAGTTTGATCGGTTGGCTAGAGCATCAAAACAGCCGCCAATGCCCTCGGATGTTAGTGGAATGTTTGATGCGTTTGTCGGTCCGCGCGGCGCGATTTTTGTTTCTCCGTTAGGTGGTCCCTCTACTTACAGCCATGAGATGACGCATGCGGCCGATTACAACATGGGTAAGTTGTATCGTCAGGCAGCTGCCGCAAAGGAGCAGAAATCCAATCCTGCGGCCCAGCAGTTTGTTGACGCGTATGAGAAGCTGGTAGGTAAAGGGCCTGCTCAGGAAAACCGAGCCGAGGGTGCCCGACGGCTTGCCCCTGAATGGTTTGATAGATTGGAAAGGCAACAGGCGTATCGTAACTATCCGCCGGAACTTGCGGCGTTTGCCATGGAAAACGCCATTGGCGGAGATCGGGGACAACTGACTCCACAGACTGCACCTTTGCATGTGGATCCCACGCTTGCAACGGAATTTACGTTACTGACGGACTTGGCCCAGAAGTATGTGGACAGCCGAGCTAATCCTGTTCGTCGTGCGGAGGGCAGCCCTGAGGAAGGTGAAACGGCGGACGATCCATTTCGTTCCGGCAAGCCCCTTCGCTCACGGACCAGGAAGCCTGCGACACAGGAAGAGAATGAGGCACTGAGTCGGGCAGTCTTGCAGGGTATGGCGAACATGCCGTACAACATTGCTGGCATACCGGGTGATTTGGCTAATTTGTTGGCAGCTCCGACAGGCAAACAGCCGTTTTACGGGAGCGAGTCGGCGAAGGCTCTGGCGACGCAATTTGGCATTCGTCCTGCACCGCCCACGGACCCCACGGCAGCGGCGTTGTATGGCGCGGCGGATATCGGAAGTGCGCTGGTCAATCCTGCGGCGCCCGTGCGTGCGGCCGCGCGGGGCGCGGAGCGTGCAGGAGCGGCCTTGTCTAGCGCGGCAAAGGACTTCCAAGAGTACAACCGGATGTTAGACGTTCCCGGGGCGTCGTATGCGGTGAGGCCAGAGGGATCGCAGCTGGTGATTCGGCGGGATAACAACCCGGATTGGGTAGGTCAGTTGTTAGACGATGGCCTGCGAGATGCGCGGTACGTTACCCCGATAGGGGCCGCTCCAGAGCGCGTGGCACTCATGGAGAACTTCTGGAACAACAAAGCGGCTAATTATTTTGCCAAGCAGTTTGGGACGGAAAGTGACCCGGTTTATCGGGGCATTCGAGATCAATACATCAAATCTCCGCGGCTAGCCAAAGATTTCCCTGACTACGTGTTGGACCAGCTGTCGGTGGGCAAAACCCGTGTTGACGCTGCAACGGGGGAGAGTCGGTTCTTTCCGAAGTATCCGGCAGCGTATGACGCGATGCGGGCCAAGTATGATGAGCTGACGCAGATCCGTGGTGCGGTTCCCGCGCGCGATCCCTCGCAAGTTATGGACCCTAACTATACGTATTCGCCTTCTCGCCAGGGTACGGAGTTACTTGATGAACTGAAAAACCGGGAAATTGACCGGATGATTGAGCAGGGGACACCTGTGTCTCAGGCGGAGCCGTCGTTGGAGTTCTTGACCCGTTCGGTAAAAGCTCCTGACACCATTCTTGGTCCCTACAATGCCAAGTCCATTCTGAAGGACTATGAGAAGGCAACGGGCACGCGTTTGGGTGATCCTAATTTCCAAGGGGTGCCAGAACCGGAGGCATTGCCGCAGAACCTGCGCACGGCCTTTGACAAAGGCGAGATCATGTACGGCACTTCTGGGCCGAACGCCCCGTTGAGCCAACTCTTTAACACGAACAGCATCAACGAGTATTTAAACACTTTGTCGGATCGTGAACTGAAAAACATTCGGTTTGAAGATGCCGTTAAGGGTGGCGCGAAGGTGTCTGCCAAACGTCAAGCCCGTGAGACGTTAGCGGCGGACATTCGCGCCGGTAAACGTGTGCCGGATAAGGTGTTTAGTGAAGGCGTAAGCGCCCCGCTTTTGCAGATTGACGAGGGGCCTTTAGCGGGTTTTGCATGGAAGCGTATTGAAAAGGCTGAAGCCACAGTTCCGGAAGGTGCTTACTTGGGTCATTCCGTGGGGGGCTACGCTGAAGGCGGTGCCTATGGTCCTGGGAAGCATCGTGACTTTAATGAGGGACGGTCTCAGGTCTACACCCTACGGGACAATCGTAACCGGCCGGTGACAACTGTCGAAGTCAGTATGCGGGATATGGGCCCCATCGTTACTCAAATTAAGGGTAACGGCCGCGCTACAGGAAACACTGCGCCTGTTAAATATGATCAGGCGGTCATGCAGTTTTTACAGAACTATCTCAAGCCGGCTAGGATCAGCGAGTCGGATGACTACCTCACGCCGATTTTGCAGAGTTACAAAGAGGCTCTGCGATCAACTTCGACGCAGCCTTGATAAGGAAAGAACATGCCCATCGACAAAGTCGTCAATCAAGCCCCGACCATGGACATCGTGGTGGTCGAGGATGCTCCGCCTGTTGAGATTGAGATTGAGCTGGATGAGGACGGCGGTGCGACGGTTGAGATCGGGGAGTCGGAGGCGGAAGAAGTTGACTTCTACGCCAACTTGGCCGCGGTCATTGAGCCGGAGGCCTTGGCCCGGATCTCCTTGGATGTGGCGGCGATGTTCGAGGCGGATAAAGGTTCCCGGTCGGACTGGGAGAACATGTTTGCCAAGGGCTTGGATCTGCTGGGTTTGAAGATTGAAGAACGGACGAAGCCCTTCCGTGGCGCGGCGGGCGTGGCCCATCCGATGTTGATGGAGGCCATCATTCAGTTCCAAGCGCAGGCGTTGAAGGAGTTGATGCCGGCGGGTGGCCCTGTGCGTACGCAGATCATGGGCAAAGAGACGGTGGAGAAGTACCAGCAGGCGGGTCGCGTGCAGGACTTCATGAACTACCAGATCACGACCGTGATGGAGGAGTACACGCCTGAGTTCGACCAGCTCCTGTTCTATACGGGGTATGGTGGTTCGACGTTCAAGAAGGTGTACTACGACTTCCAGCTAGGCCGGATGGTGAGCAAGTTGTGTCTGGCCGATGACGTTTACATCCCGTACAACGGCTCGAGTGTGGTGTCGCAGTGTCCGCGGCTGACGCATCGGATTGCGATGGACTCGAATGAGTTCCGCAAACGCGCGTTGAGCGGGGAGTATCTGGACATTGACATTGACACGATGTCTTCGCCCGCGGATCCGAGCAGGATCAAAGAGGCGGTGGACAAGGTCACTGGCATACAGGCCACGGACCAGGAGCCGGGAGAGGTGTTCCTGCTCGAGCAGCTGGTGGACTTGGACATCCCGGGGTTTGAGGATGTGGACGAGGACGGCAATCCGACGGGGGTGAAGCTGCCGTACGTGGTGACGTTGGCAGAGGATTCGCTGAGGGTTGTCGGAATTCGTCGGAATTGGAAAGAGGACGACGAGCTCAAGCAGCGTCGGAACTACTTTGTGCACTACGTGCTGGTCGAGGGGCCGGGGGCCTATGGCCTTGGGTTTGTGCACTTGATCGGCGGGCTGTCGAAGGCGGCGACGAGCGCGTTGCGGCAGCTGATTGATGCGGGGACGTTGGCCAATTTGCCGGCGGGATTCAAGGCAAAAGGTGCGCGGATCGCGGACGATTCAGATCCGATCCAGCCTGGTGAGTGGCGAGACATTGATGCGGGGGGCGCGGAGCTGTCTGCGTCGCTCTTGCCGCTGCCGTACAAGGAGCCGAGTCAGGTTTTGATGGGGCTCTTGGGCTTTTTGGTCGATGCCGGCAAGCGTTTGTCGAGCACGGCGGACATGCAGGTAGGTGACGGCAACCAGTATGCGCAGGTGGGGACGACTTTGGCCCTGCTTGAGCGCGGTTCGATGGTGATGTCGAGCATCCACAAGCGGCTGCACTATGCGCAGACGTTGGAATTCAGGCTGTTGTTTGAGGGATTCGGCAAATATTTGCCGGATGAGTACCCGTATGACGTGCCTGGTGCGACGCGGCGGATCAAAAAATCGGACTTTAGCCGGATGGTATCGGTCCAGCCGGTGGCGGATCCCAACATTTTCTCGACGGCGCAGCGGATTCAGCTTGCGCAGATGCAATTGCAGCTCGCGCAGAGCGCTCCGAACATGCACAACATGTACGAAGCGTACTATCGGATGTATGCGGCGCTCAATATTCGTGACATTGACGGCATTTTGCTGCCGCAGAATACGAATATGCCCCGTGATCCGGCGTCCGAGAACAGTGATGTGTTGAACGGGATGAAGTTAAAGGCGTTTGCGGGGCAACAGCATGACGCTCACATTGCGGCGCACTTGATGTTGGGCATGTCGCCGATGCTGCAGGCCAATCCGATGGCGGCGATGGAGCTGCAAAAGCACATTTTGGATCACATCCGGCTCAAGGCAGAGGAGGATGTGGAAGCGGATCTATTCAAAATGTATGGCACTGACCCGGATCGGATGGTTTCGACCATTCAAAAAGAGGGAATGGTGGCCATTAAGGTGGCGGTGTACATGCAGCAGATGCGTGATACGCAGAATCAGCTGTCGGGTGAGGGCGGCTCGGATCCGTTGGTGGATCTCAAGCGGATGGAGATTGAGCAGCGCGGCAAGATTGATGCGCAACGTGTGCAGGTTGAGCAGCAGCGACTCAGTTTGGACCAGCAAAAGGCGCAGCAAGCCAATCAGGTCAATCAAGAACGCCTGCGGCTGCAGGCAGTGAAGATGGGTCAACCACAGGGGATGCAAAATGCCGCTTAAACGAGGGTCTAGTCAGAAGACTATCAGCAGCAACATTGGTGAGATGGTCCGTTCTTACAAAGAAACGGGCAAGATTGGTACGAGTAAGCCCAAGAGCACGGCTGCAGCGGCAAAACAGGCTGCGGCAATTGCGTATGAGAAGGCTGGAAAGGCCAAAAAGATGGCCAAGGGCGGAAAAGTAGCTGGGGTGCAGGGTCCAGCGATGATTGTGAAGAAAAAAGACGGCAACAGGCCGGTGAAAATCTACTAAGATACGGTAGTCGCTATCAGGCGGGGCGTTGAGCCGCCTGCTTTCATGGATTCACCATGCTCGAGTTTGCAGAAGCCGTTCTGAAAGAAATCAGAAAGCTACAGAGCCAGTCAGAGCAGATCGTTCTTAACGGGACCATCGCGGATATGGAGCGTTATCGCTTCATGATGGGTCGCCTGGAGGGGCTGCGGATGGTTGAGGACTCCGTGAAAGCGCTTTTGAAGAAGCATACGGACGAAGATTGACCACCACCCTGAAAGGAGAGCTATGGAAACCGTTGAAGCATCTGAACAGTTGACCGCATTGGAGCGGAAATGGGCGGAAGAAGCGCAAAACAACGCGCCAAAGCTGGAAGACGCCTATACCGAGCGCGGTTTTGACCCTGAAAAGCTGGATCAGTCTGTCATAGACCACATTCCCCGACCGACCGGTTGGAGAATCGCCATTTTGCCGTACCGAGGGGCTGAAAAGACCAAGGGTGGCATCGTTTTGGCGGAGGAAACCCAGCGAAAGACGCAGTTGGCCACGGTTTGTGGCTATGTGCTGCGGATGGGGGACCTTGCGTACGCGGATGCGGTCAAGTTTCCGACCGGGCCGTGGTGCAAGGAGGGTGACTGGATCGTCTTCGGGCGTTATGCCGGGGCGCGCATCCCGATTGACGGGGGCGAGATTCGGTTCATTAACGACGACGAGGTTTTGGGCGTTTTGAACGACCCCGAAGACATTCTGCACATGTAAAGGAGAGCAGCGTGAACCAAGAGCAGGAGTTTAAGATTGGTGAAGACGAGCAGCCGGCTACCGTGCAGCTCACAGATGACGGAAAGGCTGAGGTTTTGGATAAGCCAGAACCTCCAGAGGTTGTCACCCAGAGTGCGGAAGGTGTTGGAACTCAGCGTAGCGAGTTGGACCAGTACGGAGACAACGTCAAGAAACGGATAGACAAGCTGACGGCGCGTTTGCGGGAAACGCAGCGTCGGGAGCAGGCTGCATTGGAGTATGCGCGTAATGTGCAGGCCCGTGCGCAGCAGCTGGAGCAGCAGTTTATCCGCACGGATGAGGATCGCTTAAGCGAGGCCAAGGGTCGGATTGAGACGCAGGTAGTTGCGCTCAAACAGATCATCCGGAAAGCTCGGGAAGAGGGCGACGTTGATACGGAGACCGAAGCGCAGCAACGGTTGACGGCGTTGACGATGGAATCGAGTCAAGTTGAGCAGGCGGTTGCGCATCGTCAAGCGTATGCGCAGCAGGTAGCTGCTCAACAACAGCAGGCTGCGCAGCAACAGTATTATCAGCAGCAAGTGCAGCAGCCGGTACAACAGGAAGTCGATCCGCGGGTGGAAGAATGGGCGGAACGTAATCCCTGGTATGGAAAAGATACTGTCATGACTCACGCTGCGTGGGGCATTCACCGCCAATTGATTGAAGCGGAAAGGTTTGACCCAAACAGTGACGAGTATTATGATGAATTGGATCGTCGTATACGCCAGGCTTTTCCCAAGAAGTTTGGCGCGACGCAAGGGGTCAATAGGAACGCGCAGCCTGTGGCACCCGCTTCCCGTGCATCTGGGATTAACCAAGCTGCGCGCCGCACGGTACGCCTGAGTCCAAGTCAGGTGGCGATTGCGAAAAAATTGGGTGTTCCGCTTGAGGAATACGCCAAGTACGTGAAGGAGTAAACCATGTCTGACGTTCAAATTCCGACTCTCTCGTCGTCCCGCACTCCGCGTGAGGCTCAGACTCGCGCCAAGACTGCGCAACGTAGACCTTGGGCTCCGCCTTCGCGGCTTGATGCTCCTCCGGCTCCCCCGGGATATCAGCACCGTTGGATTCGTGCAGAGGCAGGCGGTGTACAAGATCGCACTAACGTATCGGGTCGACTCCGCGAGGGGTATGAGCTGGTGCGTGCGGACGAGTACCCTGACTACCACGTGCCGACGGTAGAAGACGGCCGACATGCTGGCGTGATCAGTGTGGGAGGTTTGTTGCTGGCAAGGATTCCGGAAGAGACCGCTGCCGAGCGAAATGCGTATTACAACGAGCGTGCAAGTGATCAAATCACGGCAGCCGATAACGAGTTGATGAAGGCCAATGCACATTCGTCCATGGTCATTCAGCGGCCCGAGCGGCGGTCAAAAGTATCGTTCGGCGGTGGAAACCGCTGACAACCAATCCTTGAAGGAACCATCAAATGGCAAACGTCGATAAGCCCTTTGGTCTGCGTCCTCTTGGCAACCTGTCCGGCACTGGTTCACAGAAACAGTACGGATATGAGATTGCTGACAGCCAGTCCGGGGCCATTTACCAAGGCGACCTCGTAACCGTTTATGACGGCTACCTGGTCAAGTTTCTGCCCGCTACGCACACGGCCGCGGTTGGCGTGTTCAACGGGTGCAACTACATTGATCCGACCACGGGCAAGCCCACGTGGAAGAACTACTACCCCGGTTCGGTCAATATCACGCAAGGCAAGATTGTTGCTGACGTGATTGACGATCCGAGCCAGCTGTTCATCATTCAGGTTGACGAGTCGGTTGCTCAGACTCAAGTTGGCATGAATGCTGACGTAGTTGGTACGGGCGGTAGCACGACGACTGGTGTTTCGTCGATGGAACTGGACTCGTCCACCATTGACAAAGCAGCCGCGCTAAACCTGAAGATTGTCGGTCTGTGGGATGTCCCTGGCAACGAGTTTGGTACGAATGCCGTGGTAGTCGTCAAGATCAACGAACACCTGTACGGTAGTGCCGGTGTTGCCGGACAAGGAGTTTAATCATGGCAATTTCACGTGCACAACTGGCCAAAGAGCTTGAGCCTGGCCTC